AGCGGCGAACTCCTTGAAGACGTGATTGACGACACGGTTCGTCACGTCCTTGAGCATCAAGGAGACGGCCTTATCAACGTCAGGCCATTCTTTCTGGAATGACTCAAGCGTCTTGTATTCTTCCTGAGTTAGAACCGTTTCCGGCGGCTCATACGGCTGAGACGCCTGCTGTTCAGGAACCTGAACAGGCTGCACCCGATCTTTAACCGCTTGTGCAAGACGGTCGATGATGTCCTGATCGGCTGCGGTTTTTTGAGGCTCTTTTGGCGGAGCGGCGTCTGCCGGTCGATCTCCATTATCCTTAGCCTGCACCTCATCATGTGCAGTATCTGCCCCGTCGTCGGATGGTGCGGCCTCACCGCTAGATTGTAACTCCGGCGCATCGCCCTCTCCTTCGACGGGCGCTTCATCAACTACAGGCTCAGGCTCTTTAGCCTCAATCGGCGCTGGCACTTCGCCAGTCTTCGCCAGTGTCTCAAAAGCCTCGGTAAAAAGCGTGTCGTCACTCTTCTCTTCGATGTCGTCAACCATACAATTAGTTCCTTAGTTCTGCGACTGCTGAGACTTCTTCCACTCAACATATTCAGGAGGTTCAGGAAGCATCGCGTTATACGTCATTTTGTAAGCCATAAGAGCGGCGTCGCGGTACATAGCCTGCGTGACTTCAGGCTTGTCCTTGATCGAGTCACTAGGCCAATCATTCACACGCCAGTAAATCTGCTGCGCAATGCACGCAAGAACATCGTCAGTATCAGAAACAGGCATGAGTTCAGCCAAAGCACTTTCGCCAGCCTCAAGCGGAATTTCTCTATCAGCACGCATCACATATCTCCTCTTCTACACTCTCAGTGGAGGGCGCGTAATCATCTGTTCAAGCTTATCGTAAGCCTGAATACGCCCTTGATTTTCCCTGAAGCGGCTCTCTTCACAAGTCGCCATCTCTTCAAGGACATTAGCGCGCAGTAACCTGATTAAGTCCAATAACGTCTGGACATCAGAGTTACCCATCGCTTCGTGCAGTCGCCTCGCCAGCTCCTGCTGTTCCACTCTCTTCGTTGCCTGCAAGTCCGGCCTCCAGTATGTCGAGCGCAGCTTTAGTTTTCGTGGCATCGGCGTTCGCGTCGTTCTTCTTCGCTTGTGCAAGATCCTTCACAGAGCCAGACAGAAGCTTGCGAACTTCAGCCTCAACCTGCTTAGCCTGCATCTCAGTCATGATCTGCTGTTGCTGTTCAGCAGCGGCCTTGCGACGGTCTGCCTCATCAGGCGGAACAAGAAGGTTTTGAAGATCACGCACAGCAAACCGCTGCTCAACGAACTTGCGCTCGTCAATGTGCATCATCTCTTCAGGACGCAGCGACACAGCCAACTGATCAATCTGCATACCGCGAACTTCCTTCGCGATAAGAGACGTAGCGCCTCGAGCGATCACATTGTAATCGCCAGCAGGAGCAAGATCAGGATTGAATAGCCGGTTGAAGTGAACAAGGCTCTGGATGATCGACTGCGTGAAGCTATCGAAGTTCCTGATGATGTCCTTGAACGGAAGCGCGGCGTCACCGCGTAGCATGGACGCTCCAGCAGCAGTCCGCATAGGCTCGGACGGCATCTTGCCAGCTTCCATGTCGCCGCCAGTCGCGGGACCAACGAACGTCTCTGCATCAGCAAACTTCATGAACAGTTCAATGATCTGAAGAAGCTCAGGCAGGTGGCTGTCGATCTGGACGTTACGAACGGCAGGCTGCGTCGCGTCAGGGCCAGTGCCTTCGCGATACCAAATCTTATACGCAGACGTAGACGTTAGATCCTGGTCAGGACGCAGCAGATCGGTGTTCAACTCGAGATTAGGACCGCAGACAACAGACGCGTTATCGAGCAACATGCGAGACGCAGCGCAGATCGACATCTGAGAGTCGCGGATAACGTTCGGCAGGCCGTTGCCAATCGGAGCCGTATCGTCCTCGTCAAAGATAAACGTATGCAGCGTCTTTACATCGACGCCCAACTGACGCCACGGATTCATGTCGGCGCGGATAACATTCCCGTCGATCATCCACACTTCAGCGTCAATGTCGTCAGCCTCAGTGCCGTCCTCAATCTCGACGCCAGCCATCTTGAGAAGAGAGCCGGATACAGGGCCGTTCCAGACCAGAACTTCATATTTTGTAAAGTCTTGTTTTTGCTCATTTATATTCGCGCGAATTCCCATTACACGCAGCTCGCTTTCAAACGGCTGCGGCTTGTAGTTACCGTTCGGATAACGATTGAGATATTCGCGGATCTGATCAGCAAAGAACCCAGGCTTGTCCATCAACTTGCGCACCTGAGAGCGCGACATGACGTAACGCCTAAAATAGCCGTCCATCTGGCTAAGCGTCTTCGCAGCAAGATCAACATACAAATCCCAGACAGGGATAAACTCGAACTGCGGCTTGTAAATCTCCTTCACTTGCGGCATCGGCATCCCACTATACGGGTCCATCTGCCACGTCGTCGTCTGCTCTACGCGAGCAAAAGGTCCGACAAGAGCGCCTAGCCCATAGAGGATACCTGAACGGAGAGCGGAGCGGTTGAGAGCGATATAGTCAATCGTCTGATCGCCGCCCAACTCCTGCAACTGATCATCAATGATCAGAGACAACTGCTCGGCGCGTTGCTGGGCGAGCTTGTTGACGGCCTGCTTAATGAGATCGTTGTTGATGGGCATCTGAACGCCGGTCTGTGCGTTCTGCTGCATGATCTCCTGAATAGCCGCCATAACATCTTGCGGGTCCATGTCAGGCGACGGAGAGGCTTCAAGACTCCATGCGCGCTCAGAGGGCGACGCAAAGATTAGGTTCATAATTCTTGATAGAACACTAATAGTCTTGATCCTCGTTATACGAGGATATGCCCGCGATCTATTTGCGCTAAGCTCTCTCTGTATGTCTTCGTCATAAATTCCCAAATACTGCCTTAGGTTACGCAGCCATTTAAGCTCTTGAATACGACGATCACTCTGATAAGACTTGAACGTAGAAGATAATTTATCTCCTAGCTGTCTAAGATCCTGCGATCTAATCACTGGGGTTGGCGCTGTTTCGGGCGCGTTGACAAGCACATCTGGCGGATTAAGCTCAGCCTTAGCTTGAGCGGGCGCAATAAACTCAGCCACACGCTACTCCTAGTAGCCACGGATTCCACAGCTACTATTAGTGGTATTTAAGCGCGCCTGTAAAATAAGGGGGTTAGATGGCGCGAGCGGGGCGGTTCTTACGATTAGCCGGTAGCGCCAGTGCGTCTCCAGACCAGCCAACCATCACACGGCCACGAACCGTAACTTCTGTCAGGTTATATTTCTGGCAAATCTCTTTGACTGTAAGTTCTTCACCATGAACAAGGTGCCGCTTGGCTGTCGAAATTGGCTTGACTAAATCGTCTCCTGTTAGACCGGCAGCGATCCTGGTATTAACGGTTCCTTTTGGCAGTCCGTATTTGCTCATTATCTCGGCAACCGTAAGCTCCTCGCCGTGAACGAGGAACCGGCGGAATTTGTCGCTTCGCTTAGCGATTGACAAACGGATAATCTCTTCGTGGGCCATAGAAGGCTCAGCAAGAGCATCCCCAGTTACACCAATACTGATACGCTTCTGAATTGTCTGCTTAGGTATCTTGTATTTATTGGAGATTTCTCGCGCTGTAAGAGCCTCACCGCGAACAAAATACCTATATCCCTTGCCTTCGTTCGGGGCGCGTGTAGGAGAGATCAGTTCCTCTCCAAGTTCACCACGCCGCACCCTCGTAACAAGAGTCCCTGGAAGGATATTGTATTTTTCTGCAATCTCTAAAATTGTGAGCAATTCATCGCGAACTAAATACTTATCATCTCCGTATTTCATGCGTCTGCTTTTACCAAGCCTAGCCTCTTCGCTGTGCTTGCAACCAAGGCTTCCGTTAGCCGCAACACTCCTCACGTTGTATTCAGGCTTCACAGTGTCAATACACGCCTGTTCGTTCTGTATAGCGTCTTCAGGATTGCATTTAAGGACTATGGCAAACTCAAACGAATCTTCTCCATACTTATCCCAAGCTCTTTGCAGCTTGATTGAATGGTGCAGCTTGCGCCGCAATAAATTTTGATGGCTTTTCCAACGACCGCTAAACGATCTGCCTGTGCTACCAATGTAGCACTTTCCATTAACAGTGCATGTGATGCGGTAAACGCCAGTCGTCATCTGTAGTGGTACCCGTTGCCCGTAAATTTAGGTGGGGTGAACGGGCGTCGATTGCTAGTGCCATAGCGCATCTCACGCTCACTTTGCTTGTGGAAAAATCGCGCGAGATAACCTCCCGCGTCGGCCACATGGGATGCCGCATTTTTTTCAGGTTCAGGTGATTTGAATATGTCTTTTTTTGGGTCCAAAACCCAACGCCAAGCCCCACGCCATGCGCGAATAATTTCCTTACACTCTTGATCAATAAGAAGCGCTGGTTCGCCCTCTACAAGACGGGCCGTGAAGTGATCTATCGCGTCTAAGCGTCTCGCCAATCGGTTGTCTGTTTCGATCTTTACGGCGAAGTGTCTGCGCAGCACATCCACAACGGCTCTCTCATCTGTCTGTGACCTGTTACCGGCAGCAGGATCGGGCGCGCAGATGATATTGTCCATATTGGCGTCTGGAAATTTGCGCCTGATATATGGGCGTAACTTCTCTTCAATGAAGCGCTGTGTGCCGAACCCCTCAGCAGTAACCTCTCCTAGTATCAGAAGCCTACCCTTCAAATCCTGCTGGCCGAATACAGCCGCCGTCCCACCAATGCCAGGATCGAAACCAAACACCAATGGCAGGTGCGGGTTGTATAGCAGCGGTTTCTTAGCGATATGCAGTTCTGGTTTGAATGTTGAAACCACCGGCTTACCATCCTGCGAGAACCCCCAGTGGCATTCCACGAATTGCGAAACCCACTCAGGCGTCTTGCCCTGCACGGCGCTATCGTAATAGTTTGGAGGAAGGTTCTCTAGGTTCTCTGCTTCTGGCGAAAGACCAGACGGCTGCACAAAAAACTTTGCATTAGATGGCAAGTCTTTATGCAAATAGTCATACCACCAATTTGTCTCAAGATCAGGGTTACTTGCTCCAAAAATTCCGAAGTTTGTAGCACCACCATCCTTCTTCGGAGGATAACGACCAACACGCGCAGACAACGCGTCAACGATTGCACGCGGTATCTGAACGAACTCGTCAATCAGAGCAAACGTGATTTCAAGAGACAGAACGCGCGCAACGTCGTCTGCCGTATCAAGCGGACGAAAAAGAACTTCGCAGATCGCGGGGTGCTTGGGGTCTTTTATGTGCAGTTCAAACTTGTTCTGCGACGCCATCCAGAAGCCAGATTCGCCATCTTTGAACCAGTAGTTCCAGGACGAGATCGTCGTGTCGCGCAACTGAGGAAGGGTGTTTCGAACGACGACTGCCCTGGTTCTCCTGATACCGTCAGGCCCCGGCTCCTGTAGCATCGCAAGATTAACAAGCTTGAAGAACAGCCCCGTCGTCTTGCCAGAACCAACAGGCCCTACAATCCAACTATAGAACAGCTTATTCTTCAAATAGTGCGTGATGAAGTCCCGCACCGTCTGCGGCGGCTGATAGTTGATTGCTGCCATCACTCTCTCTCATTCAACCCCGCCCGCGAACCATCAGGAAGAGAGAGAGAACTGACGGCTGCGAGCGGGGGGAGGCGATACGCCCCTATTCACAGTAGAACGATGTGGATTGCGTTGGCAAATAACTAGCGGCGCAGAGCAGCTTTTGCCCTCTTAACTAGCGGGTCATCTTCCAGCCACAGTGACTCAGCAAGGCGTTCGCGCGTCTCAAGTAACACTGCACCTAAAAGAGTGCGTAACTCCATAATCTCACCTGCGGCTTCACGCATAAGATTATAATCGTCTGGAGACTTATACTTAGGCCCTTCGCACAGCCTCTTAACAATATCTTCCATCTCTCTTCTCCATCTTATCTAGCCGGTGGCATACCTCCGACCTGTATTCCATTGCGCTCTAACACCTCAATATGCGCCGGATCAAACACAACATAATTGCTCGTACCTATTCCACCACCGCGAGATCCTTGGTCAAGGTATCGTATTCCAGGTAAACCCATCTTCGATAGTTCTTGCGAAGCATGAGCGTCCATTTGACCAGGCCGCACCGCTCCAAGTCTCTGTTGAACGAGATTATACAGCGAAGATCCTGTCATATTCTCTGGAATCTCCAGCTGAGAAAGCGCCTGCAACTTTTCAGGCTTCAGTGGACGGCCAAAAGCATCTGTTCCCCTAGCCAGTCGCGCCTCTCTAGCGGCGTTAGTTCTAGCAGCAGACTCTTCAGCTAACTTAGCCAGAGCCTCCTGCACACTCGGATGCTGCTCACTCAACGGCCTATCCCAATCCAAGAACTGTGACTGTTCAGGCTTGATGTCTACCTTGTAGAGATGACCTTCGCTCGGCTTAACAACGCCGCGTTCTGCAAACAGCAGTTTGTTCAAATCATCCTGAACACCTGCAAAGCGCGGATCTTGTGGATGATATGCCGTCTCAAGAAGCTGTCTTGCCGTGGCGATACCTTCGCTCAGACCGCCGTTCTTGATGGCCTTCGACACATTGACGTTGCTGATGTCGCGGTATGGATCAAACGACTCGTCATTTATATCCATACGGCCAGCAGAGAGCTTTTTTTGGTAATCCTTCGCTACACCGGGACTCTCAGCAAAATACAGCCCATGCCCATACGCCTGAGCGCCTTCGCCAGTCCCAATCTTGCTGGAGTCAAACTTGTCAAACTTATGCGGCGAACCATGCCACGCAATCCAGCCGTTCTCATCCCGCAGGAACTTACCCAAAGAACCAGCATAGTGCGCGCTGTGACTGGCAGCAGGCGGCAACGGCATGAGAGCATACGCGACGCCCTTAGCGTCACCATGCTGAGCAGCCTCTTGCGCCTGCAACGTGCTATTAACGCCAGGAACAGCGTCTATCAGCCCCGGCCCCTGCTTTCCTAAGCCAGTAGACCCAATAAGCCCACCTACGAACTGACGAGCTTCCGGCGAACCAGACGTATGATCGTAAAGATATGCGCCAAGCTTATCCCGCCAGGTAGGATCATACGCGCGTAGTGTCTGCTCAGCCATCAGCTACACTCAGGTAAACGTCCCAACAGCAATCACGCTGACGTTCGCGCCAGTCGTAACCTTCCACGCGCCACTGACACTCTTCATGCCAAGCGGGATCCAGAACGGCGTCAGGTTCGACACAGACGTAGCGCCGCCCGTAAACACAGTAATCGAAGTAGCGTTGTCCAGCAGCAGCACGTTGCCAGGAGAAGTCGTCGCAGGGATAACCAGCAGCCCCGTAATGCGATCACCAACAGCGCCAGTAGGCCCAATCACCTGGGCCGTCTGAGAAGCAGCAACAGTCTCATACATGCCCTGATCAGGAGCAGCAGGCATCGGGTTAAACCCGTCAGCAAGAACAGGGCTACGACCCCACGCAACTGTCTCAGGCATACGTCTTCTCCACAATAAGCGTCCGTAAACGCCTATCACAAACTCGCTGGTTTAGAGAAATAGCGGCCGTTACTTTTTACGCGACGGACCCGCGCGGACTCATGCCGCCTTAGCAGCGGTCAATCATGATCAGGAAGCCAACAAACGCTACAACAGTCAGCGTCAGACAGATCGTGTCTGTCAGCGTCCAGCCAATCTTTCCCATCAGACGACAGCAGCATCCAACTGCGCGCTCAGAGCGTCAATCTTCGCCTTCGCGTCAGCCAGAGCCGCCTTGTCAGCAACCGCATCAGCCAACAGAACCTTGTCGTTCGCGTGCGCCGCAATGAACGCAACAACCTTCGGCTCAAACGCATCGAGCGCAGCCTTCAGAGCATCAGCTTCAACAGACATTTCTTTCTCCAAACGTGAGCGAAGATCCCGTATCGCCGTCAGAATCTCATGCTGCGGTCGATAGCTCGCCTTATACTCCCGCATGATGACGAGAAGAAATAAGAACGCGATCAGAGCGAAGAAGAGAATGTCCATCATGCGCC